ACCTTTGCTCTTATTAGTGAGGCGGTTACTACTGCGTCGTATGGCTTGTAAGCCGTTTTGCAAAATGAGAAATGGTCGGGCTCATCTTTGCGCCACTCGGGTTGAGTCGGGATAGCGTCCCACCAAAACGACTCGTGCCCATTGTCGCCGTTTTCATCGCTCACGCCATTAAATGCGAAATAACCCTCAGTACACACGGGCTGAGTGTTGGGTGCACCAAACGCGTCACCTAGTGCAATTCCGTTTTCTTGTGCATAATCGCAAATTGCTTTTACGTCTAGTCCCAATTTGCCAAACATATAAGCCGACCCTGCGTTATTCATTGGTCGCGAAACATAGTGCGTATAGCCCATTTCTTTTCTCCTTGTCTAGTAGTTATTATTAGATTACTTTACGATATTCAGACTAGCGATTAAATTACATTATCCTTTAGTGATAGTTCACAAGTCAGGGTTGAACCAACCCCAAGAACCATCAACGTTAATTACTACGTCCTCGGGCGCTAGGCAGTTGATTAGCGGAACAGCAGTACTATTCCAACTCCATGTAAAGTTTGGCTTTAGCGAAATATCGCAAATGGGTTTAGTTTCTCTATTGTCGCTTGTGATTAGTAACGTGGCAAGAACGACGACAACGGAAGTCGCCAATCCCCATACTATTATTCTTACGAAAGTGCGTAGCGTGTAGTAAGCAGATGACTTTTCATTGTTCATACTTTCCCCTTTTTCTAGTAGTTGTTATTAGACTACTTGACGCTATTCAGACTAGCGATTAAATGACATTATCTCAACACGCCCCCGACAAGAACAAGCGTGAGAGGTTTCAGCTTAAGCCCCGCAGGCCAGCCTGTCCCCCGGGGCTCCTACCGGATTCAGCCACAAGCGCATGACTCGAAATTGGCAAGCGCCGTTACTAAAGGATGATGCCGGATTACATCATCCTTTAGTAACGATTGCTCCTACTAGAGTCCCCGTTCCCTGCGCTGTTGTTCTGTCACAGGGCGCAACGTTGTCTCGCTGCCGGTTGGGGCATCGTGGTGAGATAGTGAGTATTCAACTCGGTCGGAATAAACCTCATAGTGCATGCGCCATTCACTTCTGACTGTCATGGCTATAAGCATTTCTTCAACTTTGTCTACCTTGAAATGTCCGGATATATCGCCGTTCCAAAGTCGCAAATTCTCAACGGACCACCAATCAGTTTCGTTGCTGTGGCGTAGTTCCATTGTTGCCTCTCCGAACTCGGCTACTGAGTCGCTCCAGCAATAACCAAAACACTCGGATGCTTCTTTATAGTCTCCGGTGTTTTCGTCATAGGCGGTGCAAGTGCATAGGTTGGTTATTTCTCCGGCTGTGATGAGTGTTTTTTTGGTTGTTGTCATGTCTTCAATTTACCATTGAGGGTACAAACTAGCGTTTTTGCATTATCCTTTAGTAATGTTCTTTTCTCCAAATTTGCAAAACTTCTTTTTTCGTGTAATACAAGTAAAAGTGATAAGGGTAGTCATGAGTCCCATCACAGGGCAAGCGATAAAACCCCGTTTTTGTTTTTTCTATACTTTTTAGTGTTGGTGTAATTTTTGGCATTGCGCTCACCAACCTCCCCGAGCCTCATAGTCTCCAACTGAACGCTCAATTTCATTTGACAGAAAATAGTGTCCTGCCTCTGCAAGAAAACCCTCAGGGCGAGCGGAAATAATCCACGTCACGTACTTGTGATATGACCCCCTATTGTTGGACTCACAGAGTGCAATCCAACTAGAGTAAGTATCCCCAATAACTCTCTCCGTGAGACGCTTGCAACGCAATACGGTGTGATCGGAAATGGACATACCTTTTGCAAGTAAGTTGAATTCTGCTTGTGTCTGCCCGTTGTGATCGTTAATTGTTTCTAATTCTGTTTGCATTTTTTCTCCTAGCAATTGGTAGTAGGTGTTGTTAGTAACGTACCTTGCAGGTAACAGGCTAACTATAAATAAACATTATCGCAACACGCCCCCGATATGATCAGTCTGCGAGCCGGAGGGGAGAAGCCCCGCGTGGGGCGTGCGAAGCCGGGGCTTTAATGCTCGACAACAGCATTATCCTTGAGTGTCGGCGAGCGGCGCTTACCCGTGCCAGTTTTCAGACCGCTCTATGAAGTTGCGCAAACTTTCCTCGTCGGTCATTTTTTCTTTCTCGCCTTCTTCGATAATCCAACCGAAAACGTCCTGACGTATGGCGCATCGTTCTTCTACTGCTTTCACAGCTTGAGCGGGCGTGAGTGCCTTTTCGCCAAAACCACGCAACCCGGCGTCCCATTCCCAACCGAACGACTCAACAAGATCGGCATCGTCGTAGCACTCGTAGAGCTCTGACTCAAAAAGGTTCTGGGGGTCGCTGTAGAGCGGCATTGCTTTAATTGCGGCGACTATTTCGTCGTGTTGTGGGTGAGTTTTCATTTCTTTCTCCTTTTGTTTGGGTTTGTTTAATAATTCATTTTGTCAAAAGCGGCGGCGGCGCCTTTAGCCATTGCGTCTTGACGAAAGGCATAGGTCGTGTCAAACGCAACCCGCAGAACATTCCGGTGAAGTACTGAGATCTCCTCTTTTTCCAGAACGTCGTAATTTGCATTGTCGCCATACTCGCACTCAAGCACGACTGCCACGCTGTGCTTTGTGAGCACGCTTTTAACCTTGACGAACTTAATTTCGCCATTCACTTTTGCGGCGAAAACTACTTTTTTGTTTTTGTCAATAGCGGCGCCGATGTCCCATACCTTCATGTTCTTGTCTCCTTGTGTGTGTTGTTCCTGCCGATGACTTAAAAATACCAGCAGGGGTACAGATTAGCGAAAAAGCTACCCTAATCAGGTTGAGGCGAGGCGAACAAGCCCCGGCTTCGTCCGCGCTCAGCGGGGCTCGCATGGGGTTGGTGTTCTTTTATCGCTAATCTGTACCTGTCATGACAGAATAGGAACACGGGGGAAACGCCCTCGGGATTAGGGGAGATTATGCCACTCTGGAAACAAAGAACAGAAGTAGACAAGGGCTACAAAGACATCGTGCTGAGGGAATTGGGAATAGAACAAGACCCCAAAGACTGGGAGCGCTCAAATTGGGTGATCTTTTTGTTGTGCGCTGGTTTTGACATAGAAACGATTACAAGGTTTCTAGCAGACGACGGTCGCTTCGTTTACGACTAAAAAGATTATCCTAGATAGTTCGGGTGGCTTGCTCTCGTAGGGAGAGCAAGCCACTTTACATTATCCTTTAGTAATGGGTCGGGGTTTTCTCCCGACCCATTACGGTCTATTGTCGTAACGACCCCTAGTCGTACCACCTAGATGCTGGCAACTCGCACAGTAGGCAGATCGCGTTTCTTAGTTTTGCGAGAACTCGTGGGCTATGTCTTATTTTTGCAATGTCTGCACTAACTCCGTAAACTTCGCGGAGTTGGTGAACGGTGAAATCGTTACAGCAATACGAACAGATAAACCCTTCGCTGTCTTTGTCGTAAGCGACCGTCTCTAGATCTTTGTATTCATACACAGTTAGTGTTTCCTCTCTTTATCCTTTAGAGGTTGCTTACCTCTGCTGATCGGACATTCAATAGAAAGAAAAACATCATCGCAATGTTCCCCCGAGTGCGTGATGCATCCACTTCACGACAAAGCCCCGCTGTAAACCGGCCCTAACGGGTCTCCATGCTTGGGAGAGTCTTCATCGAGCGCAGCTGATGCTTACCTAAGCGCCAAGACTCACGCCAGCCATTTGGATTGAAAAGGTTCTCGTCTTTTTTGACTTCGTACCCGTAGGCCCATCCGACAAAAAAGAAAACGTTCCCCATGAGTTGTGCAAATATATATCGCCTCTGAATGGGGTCGTTGTCTCGGATGATAAGGCCACCACGTGGGTGACTAGTTGCTCGAATCTCATTTTCTCCGTCATCGGGAATTTGGTGAAACTCATTTATGGGGTTGTGCCACAGTTTTTCATTGATGCGCGCCCAGGCTAGTTCTGCTCCAGCCCCAACTCTTTCCTGTTGGATTCTCTCGTCCATCGAGCGATCATATGTTGATGCATGGTTCAGTCCCTGTTTGCCAGACTCGGTTATGCGTAGCCTGACGGCTTTATCAACTTCTGCCCAGTCACTGTCTGTCATTGCGTATCTCATCCCGTAAAGATATAGCCATTGCTCAGGTATTACAACCATTGAGGCTGTTCGTTTGAGGACTTTGTATTTAGCAGCTTCTATGCAGATACGCAAAAGCCCCCATGAGACTTTTCTCATAGGGGCTCTTGTATCTGCGATTGAACGTAGAACGTATCTATCGCAAAAACGTTTAATCCTTAAGCTCTTGCTCCTGGCTTGTTGGCGAGGAATTCAACCAAGCTCCTAATCCCTTGGTTGGGCAACCCACTGCATGTTACGTAGATATTGAACGTACCATTTGGCTGCTTTTCTTGTTCGATCACCAACTGAGAAAGATCAAATCCGTAGTTCTGCCATTTCCAGCGGAATGTTTGCCAATAGCTCGACTTTGAAGTTCCTTCAGTTGCAAGCATTCTCGTATTGGGGCGTGAAACAACTTCAAGAAACTTTAGCTCTTGAGCGTTTATTGCGTATTTGCCCGCATGTGAAAGAGACGATTGCGACACGCTAACTTTTTTACTGTTAGAGAATACGGGAGACCCGGAACGTACTGCATCCTCGATCTTTTTCAGCTTTTGCTGCAAAGCAGCGTATCGCGAATGACCCTGTGGGGACATTTTCCCACTATCCGTGTATCGAACATAATGAGAGATCATTCCGTTCTCATTGCGAGTGCGAAGCTCGAAACACGATCCGAACCCACCAAGGCCAACATTTGCTCGACGTGATTTAGATTTTGCAGCGATATGCCACTCTTCAGGAGAGGCCATGAGTGTGAGCATCAACATTTCTGTATTTGTTAATTTTGGAACCCGTACCACAGCAGCGGCGCTGGAGTTGACACCAGTCAAGGATGGAGGAAGGTCCATCTTAATTGGAGCAGAGAGTCCCATGTTCTTAATAATTTTCGCCATTGACGTAAGTGTTGAAGGGTCAACAGGGGTGTCCGTAGGGTACATCGCTTTCTCGTTGATTGCTTCAACCAGCAATTTCTCAATCTTGGAAGTTGATAAGGTTTTTCCTTTGACAACTTCATTTGACGTTTTTGTATCGACCATATGGTCCTCCATTCGGTTTTTTGTATCCCGCTTTTGCGGTAGTTGGAAAGTTAACACTTGTGATAACTAATGACAACCTGAATTCAAAACTTTTTATTAAAGGTTGATTGACCGTGTTGAGGATCGATTATATCCTTGTGCGGCAATAGCTATTACCCAAACCAAATCCCCGATAGGAACCATGTGGCCTCGAAAAAGACAACCCCTTCAGTAAAAAAGTCAACGACTTCAAAGAATGACGCAACGAGGAATTCAAAAGCAACACCAAATAAAACAACTGCAAAAAAAATAAACAAAACTATTGTTAAGAAAGCTGCTGCCAAGAAGGCTGCTCCAAAGAAAGCTGCTCCCAAGAAGAACCCATCCGTGAATTCGAAAGAACAGTCAAGCAGCGGTCTTGCCAATGGAACAAAAAAGGTTACGCCATTTCAAATGGCTAGTACTAAAACTACGACAACACCGGTAATGCAACTTATTGCAAATGTTACAAAGACTGCAACTTCTATCTCTGTACATAGAGATATTCGCTCAGACAAGAGATAAGGTAAGGGCATGATTACTAAAAACTTCACCGCAGCTGAAATTGAATTCAATGACTGGATCCGTATTGGTCTAGAGAAAGGCTGGTGCGGGCCCCCCGTTTGCTACACCCACGACGCCTTGCCTACTTCGCAAGAGGAAGATGACGCGTGGAGCGAGGGAGACGACCCATGCATGCATATTATCCGTCTTTACGAAAACGAAGAGCACATGGAGCAAGTTAAGGAAAATCATTCGCCGAGCGTATGGCGCGATCGTTTCAAGGGATAGTTAGTGCCGCATTACACCGTTACCTGGACTCACAGTATTGAGTGCGAGAGTACCGAGCAAGCTGTGCACGCAGCGTTTAGAGAAATGCTGAAAGCAGGAGTGGGGAACGGCTTGAATAATAGTTTGATTGTTTCTGATGATCAAACTGGCAACTCAGTTGAAATGACTATTCTTGATGGTGTTGTTAAAGTAGAGCCGATGTTGGTAGCGCAACTTCTTGGGTTCAGGCACATCATCTGGGCGGGTCAAGCAAGAAAGTAACTACTTTTTCCTTGCTATCCATCTGTAGGGGGCAAGTACAACGCGTCCAATTTTCCATGTTCGCGACGCCTTGACTGCTTGCAACTCTAGCCTTACTGCCCGCAGCTCTCGTTCGGCTTTTTCTTTTCTGTAGTTTGCTTCGTCGCGTTCTGCCCGCATCCCGATGAATTGATCAGCGCGACGCATTGCCTGAAGTTCTTCCTCGATTGCTGCTTCTGTTTTTTTTGGTGCGTTTTTTTTGCTCATTGCCAAAATATAGTACATGGCAAAGGTTAAAGCAATGAGCTTAGATTTAGGGGTTGTCTATTCCCACATCTCGTAGTTGCTGATGTCAAATTCACGAAATCTTAAAGCTGCCAAGGTGACCGCGAAAGCAGCAAGTGGAGCGATGACAACGAACAATAAAACCTTTTTCATCTTTTACCACTGCAGCATTTTATGATCGCATGGCGCGCTGGGCGGATTGTTTTCAACTCTGATGCAGGGATGAGGCGTTTGACAACTTCCTCTTGCTCTGGAGTCTCTGGGGCTTGGTTCTCTTCGGTGTCTTCCATCTAACAATTGTGACATAAAGATCGTTAATTTCAGAACAGCGGAGGCTGGTTCAGGTCTTCCCCGTTCAAGCCTTTACAGACGTCATGTCGGTAACGAAATTGCTCCTGCTCAATGGACGCCACGGTCTTACCCTTCCCTCTAAGCCAAACAAGGGTCAATCGGCTGACCGTTGAATCAGAAGGCCGCACGGACAGGCCGCAAACATCACAGGAATACATAGGGGTAATTTCATTCATCAAACATCTCCTTGGAGCTATCTATCAATCGCCCGTAGGGCAATGTAGATGATACTCAGAACTATCACGATTATGTAGGTCATAATGAAATTATCCTTTTCTTGTCACGTAGACAAGAATACGTCACTGGACCGACTAATCAGGGGTCTCCGAAGAGAAGTATTGATTCTGCGAAACTGCTAGGATTGGGTTCGAGGTCAGTTGGGCTGAAGTTTTTACTCTTTCAGCAGTTACTCATATTCTGTTGTTCGCTTTAAATAAAAGGTGGATATTTAAAATGAAGTTATATTTTGAGAAGAATGAAGTCGTTTTTGATTTTCCATTTGAAAGATCCCAAGTCGACGAGCTCAAGTCCATTCCTGGAGCCAAATGGGACAAGGGGAACAAGGTCTGGCGACTGCCCGTAACGTCAATTCAAGCCGGGCGCGATTTTGCAATTAAGCATGGGTTCGACGTAACAATTGATGTTCTCAAGTTTGACGCTCCAAAGTTAGGGAAGACGTCTTCGGCTCGGGTAGTAATAGAAGACGACACAATCTTTATGTACTTCTCGTACGAGCGCGTGATAATAAAAGCTGTCAAACAAATACCCGCTGTCTCATGGGACTCCAAACGACACGGGTGGCAAGCTCCCCTGTCTTCTGCATCTAATGTGATTGAGTGGGCCGAAGCTTTCAATGTACCCATTGACGACAAAGTCATCGCAGTCAGTGACGAGATACGTCAAAAAATGAATCAGTTAATCGAGGCCTCCAGATCAACGGACGCACTGATTGAGGTCGAAGCAATAAACGGGGAAATGCTCCCGTACCAAAGGGCTGGGGTTATGTATGCATCAAACGCCCGCCGCACATTCATCGCCGACGAAATGGGGTTGGGAAAATCTCTGCAGGCAATTGCAACCATTGAGTACGTTCAAGATAGTTACCCAGTCGTTGTCGTGTGTCCCCCGAGCCTTGTTCTCAACTGGCAAGCAGAGTACACAAAATGGCTTCCCAATAGAAAAGTCTCAGTAGTTACTAACCGTAAAGATTTTCCAGAGTCTGGCTCATACGACGTAGTCGTGGTTGGTTACAGCAATATCCAGACATGGGAAAAGAAACTATCGAATCATCGCTCGTATGTCTTTGACGAATCCCACTACTGCAAGACACCCACGGCAGCCCGCACCAGGTCGGCAGTAAAGATTGCAAAGTCGGCACCCAAGGAAGGTCTAGTTCTTTGCTTGACCGGCACGCCGGTAACGAATCGCCCCAATGAGTATGCTTCCCAGTTGGAGATTCTCGGAAGACTGAAAGAGTTCGGTGGGCTTTGGGGATTCTATCGTCGATACTGCGGCGCATTTCAAGACCAGTTCGGGCAATGGAACATAAGTGGGCACTCGCACCTTGATGAGTTGAACGAAAGACTACGCTCAGCCTGTTACATCAGACGAACCAAAGATCAAGTGCTTACCGAACTCCCGCCCGTGATACATAGCAGGATAGTTGTCGCAGGAACATCAGCAGGCATGAAGGAGTACGCAAAGGCAGAGAAAGATATTCTGTTTTATATCGCTGAAAGAGCGCGAGAGCTTGCCATTAAAGAGGGAAAAGACTCTAGCTACAAGGCTGCGATGGCTGCGATGATTCGAGCGGAAGCAAATGAGCATTTAGTTCGACTTTCGGTTCTACGTCGTCTCGCAGCAAAGGCGAAGATGGAAGAAGTACTGGAGTGGGTGGCAACCCGTGTAGAAAATGGCAAGAAAGTCGTAGTCGCAGCGCACCACAGAGAGATAGTTGATGAAGTTGCTCGCCGTTACGGAGGAATAAAGATTCAAGGCGGGATGGCGGTAGAGGACGTTGAAGAAAACAAGAGAAAGTTTCAGGAACTCCCCGTAGAGGAAGTTCCAGTCATAGTGCTTTCCATGCAGGCTGCTAAGACTGGTCATACACTCACAGCGTCAGAAGAATGCTTATTCGTTGAACTCCCGTGGACGCCCGCTGACGTAGATCAAACTTTCAGTAGATTGCACAGGTTAGGGCAAAAAGGCAGTGTCACTGCTACCTACATGCTTGCTGCTGGGACTATCGATGAGGACATCTATGAGCTCATTGAACGTAAACGCACAATCGTTGATGCCGCAGTTGATGGCATAGAAGCCATAGACAACGAAGGCGCTGTTCAGCTTATTATGAACCTTCTCAGCAGAGCTAGCTGACTTCCGGAATTTGAGACTCCGTACCGTTTTCAGTACCATTCCTGATTATCTCCTCAGCGATCAATCGTGCGTACTTGCGGCGTAGTCGCCAAATCTTCTTGTTTAACTCGATCATCTCATCGCTTACGCGTGCCTTGATGATTGCTTTATCATCGAAAACCCCGTGTGTGTTAAACATTGCGTCCTGTATGTCTGCGTCTTCTATGATTATGTCCGATATCCAGCCCGCACGCTTGTCTATCGCGAGCATTAAGTCGCAAAGTCCCTCAATGCCAAATTCAGCATGGACTTTATTCACGGCAAGTGAGCAAAAGTTCGTCCGGTAGAGCAACTGTGCTCGTTGGGATTGAGACATGAACTCGGACAGCCATACAGCGAGTTCTTCTCTCGATGGGGTTGCATCCTCGTGCATGAACTCTTCTGAAAACTCGTCTTCGTTATCGGGTTGGTTCATGTGCCCTCGATTTGCTAGTTGCTAATCAAAATAAATAATAACAGTAGTTGGATCTAAGCCCGTGACAACAGATAATCCTGCGCACGCAGCTTCGAACGGGTCACCCATGAATTCGAGTCCATAGACGCAATCGCACGTTCCTTCACTGTCGCATCACGATAATGATCTAGGTATTCTCCGATGGCATTTACCGTTGACCAAGCGTTGAACCCGTAGTTCTTGGCGTTGTTCTCGTTCATGTACACAGCTTTGACAAGCGCAATGATGTTGTCTCTGTTCTTCTGCTGCCTATCCGTCTGCTTGATAGATAAAGGAAACACTTGATTGAGAACATCGTCCATGATTTTCGATGAAGGAGGAACGCTTATGGATAGAAGCTTGTTGGCTGTAGCAGTAAACTCCGTAGCCCATGTGCGTGAAATGCGCAAAACGTCATTCGCCTGCTCCATAGCCCGTTCTGCATTTCGTGTATGCCGCGCTGTGAACACGCGGTTAGCGGCAGAAACTCCAAGGACTACCGTGTTCTTACATACCGCCCGTATGCTCGTGTTGGCGAAGGTGATAGCGATCTTCCCGTCGTGCCCGTTACGGACGAGCAGGTATCTCGCAATCTCGTCGTTTACGCCCATAGGGTCAATGACCAGCGGTCCTAGGTCGATGGATGAAAAGAACTCACGTCCTCCGTTGAGCACTCCACACGTGTCTACTACAGCATCGCCCGATGAGGCTCCGACGATAGCAAGTGCGTAGTCAAGGCATTCACGGTTCTGCTGGACAACGTATCGAGTCCCCACGGTAGCCAATCCATTGAACGTTCCGTCCGGATTGACTCGTACGGTCGCTCTGCTGTCTGGAATCATTACGTATTGACCGTCTGGGTTCCTGATCGGCTGTCCTTGATCGTCACACACCGCAACGCGAGTGGTGACAACGTCGAAATCTGCCTGAGCTGCTGCGAGCATTGCTTCCGCTGTCTGCAAGCCCTCCATCGGCACCCCTAGGCGATGCCAAGGGATTTCCCTGTTGGAATAAGCCATTCTGGCTTGACCGTCTGATGCGAATTCTAACTGATGAGCCATTGCCTGTGTGTCTTCCTATGTAGTTAGATAAATCTATCTGAAGGAAGTGTACAAGGTGCCTAGCGTCGGAGAACGAAACAAACATGATGAAAGAGGCGATTACTATGCAGCAACCCGTAGACGTTGCGGCACAACGATATAAAGCCTCGGGTCTAGAAAGACAAAGACCTCGAATTTAGAAAAACGGCTCTACGTTTATTCCTTGACAGAGACGAGCCTCAGGCGAGGCGTTTGACCACTAGGGGTATTTCGTGGCTTCTTTACGTAAGTTGGGTGATCATGACGTGACTTTATTCGCGCCTCACAACGAGCGTTATACCACGCAACACAGAAGAGGGTGGCGAATACAGTTGCGGCGAGCGTCATGACGATCCCTACGTACAAGAGCGGTAGCGATTGGCTGTCAAAGGCGACCTTGATGTACAGCGACGACACAGGGGGTAGTAGCAGCACTAGTGCAGCACGTATCTTGCCAAATTTGATGTATGAGTTCATTATCTCTTCTTTCAGTAGGTTCCAGTATGTGGGCACATGATGTGCTCTTGTGCACAATACCCGTGGCACTTGGCAAAAGTCAAGCATTATTGAACAAGACACAAGAAAGAATCTAAGATATTGTCACGTTATGGGAATAATCTACAAACAAGCAGCCGCAACAGACGATAATACGAAAGCAGACATTAGTTCGCTTGGGCAGTATGCGAAGTGGTTTGTGCTACACAATCTTAGCTTTTCTCTCAGGAACGATGGCGGGACCTGGGTGTGCGAGGCGCTAGGTAGGCATGGGGATTTGCCATTCTCTGCACGAAGCAACAGGTGCGGATCTTCAGAGCAAGCAGTCTATGAGTGCTTCGTTTCTGCACGTAATACCTTACGTGGAGAGCCTTACATAATGGGTTGATCTGATCCATGTTCGCAGTGAGCAAACTCACAGCACGGCACGTCACCAACGTATGAATGGTGTCCTTGACCAAAGTGCTCAGCAAGCATGGGGAAAGTGCGAAAGAACGTAACGATGCAGTCGTGGCACATGATCCATTCGGCGCTGATCCGCTTCTCGAACAGTATGTCGAGTTGATCGCTGAATCCTCCATAGTAGCCAAAGGACTCAAAGGGGAGTATCCAACCGTGGTCGGGGTAAATGCGCTGGGCAGTGCATGGATGTGATTGACCACAAGCAGAGCATCTAGCGTATCTGTCTTGGTTGATTGCCATGCCTGTAGTCTCTCATCAATACCCGTGGCGCCTGCGCAACTTGGGAGGGGAAATGCGAAGGGCGTATCACAGGTGATACAGGGGTAGGCAGGGGGCTAGAGCCTGACGCCTGCTGACGTGGATCGGATGAACGATGAATATGCATACCGCCTACGTCGCCTACGTTCTTCGTCTGTCACGTTCGCAAAGACATAGCCAAGCATTGACTCAGCCTCTAGCATCAGTTCGTCGAGGCTGAACTCAGCACCCGTGGCGGTCTGCGGCGTTACGTTGTGCCGCTTGCAGGCGGCGATCACAAGATGCGAGAACAGTGCTGATATGTGCTGATACTCCATCGCCTCCTCTGGAACGAGGCGACGCTTCTGCGTGGTGCGTATACGTATGGACTTACGTATCAGTCGCGTGCATACATAGAAACCTCTGAAGCGGTTGAGGTTGCTCATATATTCTTGCCTGCCTTTGCCTTGTGTCGTTTGTCTGTGTATACATAGTACGCACAGTGCGATTGCCCCTGCACTCACTGTGTCCGTACCCGCACCCGCACCCGCACCCGCACCCGCGAGGGGTGAACGCTCCTGCTGTGGGCGATACTCTGTTGAGATGAGCAAGAACGGCTCCAACCAATGCAGGTCTTCGCCTGAGCAGGTCGTAGGGCGATTCTAGGGGCGTATGGCGGAAGCCTTGCTCGCTCTCAAGAGGGGCGTGACGTGTGTAATCAAATGACTACGCACTAACTCAATCAGGCTGGTCAGGCATCGGCTCGGACTCTCGTCCTGAGCCTACGGCTTTTGCCTTTTGGCACTGCGTGACTTTCGCCGTGAAATCCTAGACTTTCACTCACTGCCCCACAGAGGGTGCCCCCCTCTGTATCTGCCGTAGTTTGTGGGTTTACGTGCAGGTCCCTGCATGGGGAGAGCCCCGCACGCTTTCTTGCGAACGCTCCAGCGCCGGGGGGTCAATGCAGCAGAAAATTGAGGTCGATTCATTTGTATAAATTTATCCAAACATGTTCTGATTTGCAACCCACATGACGTGTTATTGTTCGTTTCTCAGCTATTTATTTCCTCCTAGTGGGTAGCTGACGCATGCATGCAAGGATAAGGCCCTGTAGTTGCTCTGGGGGCAGAGAACTATGGGGTCTTTCCTTTTGTTTT